TGAGAAGGAAGACAACACTACAGGTTCTCAAGAGTTAGCGTGTACTGGAGGAGCGTGTGAGATAGTGTAGAGTTATAACAAGTTATAAAACTAGGGGCTTTAAGTAGCCCCTTTTTTTATTCTTCGTCTTTTGAATTTTTTAATAACTCTAGTATTACGGCCCTGTCAGCCCTTAATTGTTTTATTGTCTGTGGGTTTTTAGCTACTTTTAAAGCCTGAGAAGAAGCTATTAAAGACTGACCTAAAAACTTTTTAAGTTGTGGAGAAACTGCTCCACTGTAGACAGCCCTTCCTGCAACTCCTAAACCAACACCCCCTATAATAGCAGGAAGCCAACCTGCTATGGCCGCCCCTGTCACACCTATAGCTAAGGGGGTGGTGGGCATTTTAACACCTGTTAAACCTGTTACTGACTGCCACAAACGTCCTAAAGAATTAGAAGCATCTGACTTTGCTTTGTCTATTACAATAGGTCTTGCTTTATATAAATTACTTTGTTTTGTAAGTCTTTCTAACACTTTAGCTTCAGGAACTGCTTGAGCAACCCTGTTGTTTAAAGCTATTCTCACATCTCTCAAAGCAATAGATAAAGCTGTTTCCACGTTATCTTGGTTTGGGAAAGCACTCTTATTTGCTTTATATGACCTAACATAAGCATCTAATTGTTTTCTAGTCCTAAGAACTCCTAAAGGAGTTTGAGGATTGGCTTTCAATAGTTCTTTAGCTTTAACTACAATATCATCTACCATTGTACCAAGTTGATTGGTAGAAACAAAAGCATCAGTGGCTTTAGTAGTTGAGGCTACTTCGTCTAATAGTTTAGAAGTTTCAACAAAAGGAATAGACTCTTTAGAAGCACCAACTTGTTTTTCTAAAAGCTTGGCTTCCGTTTCAATAGCATCATCAATCAGGTTTAAACTTTTTTGATTAGAAGCGGTTTTTGGAATATTTAGACTTGCTACTGTTTCTACTATTTTTTGTTCTTGTGCTGTAGGTGTTACTACATTATAATTAAAGCCCAATTTAGAAGCTTCTCTAGTTTGTTCAGGCACACCGCTTTTAGGAACTATAAGCTCTAAAGCCTTTTTAGTGCTTCTATCTGTTACTTGTTTTCCTGAAGCATCTATTAATACCCGTCCACCTCTTTCAAGAACAGGAGGTTGAACCGCGCCAACAAACTCAGGGTTTCCTTTAACTTTTACTCCTTTTGGAGTAGGGATAAAAAACAATCCAACATTAACCACACTTTCTAAAGTTAGTGCAGTTTCTGGGTTTTCTCTTTTCCATTCTTCATAAGCTTCTGATCCTTTCTTAACTGCGCCCAACGCTTCTATACTTTTAGGACTATTAGTTATAAAATCTACGCCAGACTTCCATCCTTGTTTGACAGGCTCTTTAATAAAATCAGGGGCTACAAAAGAAATACCTTTTGCTCCTAACACAAGTGTTTCGCCTAAAACGTCCCATACTCCACCTGCTAACTGACCTGCCGTTTGTATATCTGTTACTAAGCCAAGTTGTTCAGGGGCGTTATAAACCATTTTTCCTTCAGGGTTCAGTGAAAAACCTCCAGACTTTTTAGATATTTCACTTAAAGTCTTACCGCGACTACCTAGACGCTCTGTTATGTTTTCTCCAAACTGTTCAAAAGGATTTAAAGATTCAACGTCAGAAGATGCTAACCTTTCTTCTTCTTCAGTTTCTAAATCTTTTTTTAGCTGTTCCTGTATTTTTAAAAATAATGCAGGGTCTGTAACTTCAGAGGCTTTTGATATGTCTTTTGTAGACGCAGAAATATTGCTTTTAACCTTAGCTAAAATATCAGGGTCGGTTACGGCTGTGTATGTATCCATTATTCTGTGCCTATATTATATACTTTGTTAGGGTCTATAGGGTCTACTATATACCTTACACCATCAACAACAGTTGTTTTTCCTTTATATATTGGATCAGACCAATTAATTTCAGGAGTTTCTCCCAACAAAGACTTCCTAAAGTTATTATAGTGTTTTTCCACTTTATTTAATTGTGCTATGAATGCCTCGTCCCCTAATATTGGGTCTAAAGCAGTAAGGTTCTCCTTTAAAAGCTGTAATTCAATATTACTTACTTGACCTAACGCGCCTCCTGTCTTACTATCATCACGCATCTTTTGTAGCCTGTCAAAAGCAAGCGTGCTTTGAAGTGTAGATACTTTACCTTGTAACTCTCGCTCACTAGTACCTATTGGTAAACTAGCGAAATTATACGAAAGTCCTGCCGCACCTTTTTCTGTAACTAATGTTTTTGCTTCCATAATTGTTCCCAATGTGCTGTCTATTTGGGATAAATTAGAATACAGTTTACTAACTCTTTTTCTTTCTTGTTCTGCCGATTCTGGAGTATCGTGAGCAATACCTCTTTTTCCTGTAACTGTATTTTCCCAAGAATACTTTCCATTAGGAAGATCAATTCTTTTTAATTCAGGAAGTTTAGAAACACCTATTGTTTTTAGAATTTCTCCATCTCTGTTTATTAATACTTTATTAGTTATTCCTGTATCAACATCCATTAAGTCTATGTTACTTCTTGAGATTTTACCCATATACTCTGCAAATGTTAAGTCTGAACCTTGAGATACTGCATACTGATACTCTTTCATGTCGTCAGTTCGTTGATCTTCAGCTTCTTTACCAAGTTCTTTAATAAGACTCAATGCTTCTTTAAGAGCGTCAGTTCTTCCAGTTCCTTCTTCATTCATAACAGCTTCAGCTAAATTAGGATATTTTTCTTTAATTTGATCTGCTACAGACTTTCTGTTTTTAAGGGAAACCTGTGTCTTTGCTCCTGAAGCATCCCTTTGTCTCTTCTGTTGAGCAAAGGCCGCCACTAGCTTAGGTACTTGAGCAGGATTAATTGAATTGACAAGCTGAAGTATCTTAGGTTGGTCTTTTGGATCGTTTATGTCCAAGTTTGCCATCATAGCCTGTGCTTTCTCAGCAGTAGTCCTAGTGTCTGAGCCTGTCATTGCACCTATGCCTCTGCGTAAACCTGTTGCAAACTTTTGTCCTTGTTGCAACATACGCTGTTCATAGGTAGACGGAATAGCCGCTTGTGCCTGTGGTTGTAATAGCTGAGAAGTCAGCATACCTTGTAAATCTGTTGGGTTAGCCATCTCTACTCTCCTCCGTCATAATCATAATAATCATCATACTCATCCGTTTCATCCTCTAAATCAGAATAAACAGGATTGCCTATCCAATCAGGAAGCCAATCATATTCTCCACTACTGCCCCCTAAAAGTTTTTCTAATAAACCACCACCAAAGCTTCCAGTTGTTGGGTTTTGTGCACCTAAAACACTTTGTAATGAAGCGGCTAACTGCTGTTGTCTCAGTTCATTAGCTAACTGACTTCCCTGCATTAAGGACTCAATTCCTCCTAAACCAAGTTGTGCCTGTAGGTCAGCACCCTGTAGTCTTCCTGCGCTTGCAAATTGTGCAGGGACTTGGCTTTGTCTTAGCATCTCAAGGGCTTGCTGTTGTGGCATATATCCTGCCTGTAGCATACCTGTGCCTAAACCTAATCTTCCTTGCTGTAGTGCTTGCTGTATCTGTGCACTAGACATATCAGAACGCTGTAAGTTCATCAGGTCTTCTAGTTGCTGTCTACCTATTGTGTTACTTGCTTGTGTCCCTGCAAGACCTAAGTTAGCTAGGGCAGTACCTCGTCCAATACCTGCTGTCTCAAGGTCAGAGGAAGTACCTGCTAGTCCTGTAGTAAGCCCTGTTAGAGACTGAGCAGTCGCTAGTCCTTGCTGTTGTTCTGCCATAGCTTGTTGTCTAGCTGACAACCCTGCACGAGCCATTGCTTCCTGACGAGCAGTTTCCATAGCTAATAGTTCTGGGGAAGCACCACCGTATGCATCGGAGGAAACACCAGTACGTCCTTGAGCCAACATACGCTCCTCTAAAGCTAAACGCTGACGTTGTTCTTCAGGAGTCTGTGTTGCTCTAATAGACTCATATATATTAGCCTGTCTTTGTTCGGGTGACACAAGTAAGCCTTGACCTGCTTGACCTGCTAGTCCTGCGTACTGTGCACGTAAGGCTTCAATGTCAGAAGGCTGTCCTGCTGAACCTAAATAACCCTCTGCGCCTGAGATACCTGCTTGGGTTAAACCTTCCAAACCAGTAGGTTGACCGTACTGTCCTAGTGATTGCCCAAACAGACCACCCATTGCTCCGCGTTGTGCGGCTATGGAAGGATCATAAGAACCTGTTTGACCAAGGAATTGACCTGCCTGTCCTAGTGCTTGATTCTGTAATGCTTGTTGTTGTGGGCTAAGGTTTACGTTGTAACCACCTCTGGGATCAGTCTGTACTTGAGCAAGGTTACTTGTGACCGTGTAGGGTTTGAACTGAGAACCTTCAGCCGCACGTTGGCCTATTTGTTCAGCCAAATTAAAACCTGCTTCACCAGTACCATAAGCGGCCTCTATTCCTTCCCTGCCTCCATAATACTGCCCAAAACTTCCTAAGATGTCTTGTAAAGAACCCCCAGAAAATAAACTTCCTAAACCTAACAACCCCATTCCTGTGTCTAACCCACCAGTGCTAGGGGACATACCTGAGTAGTCTAAAGGAGCATAAGGACTAGTGCCACCAGTACCAGTGTTACCACCAGTTAGCACAGGATCGTTAGCTATGCCTGTTGGTTGATAAGGGACTGTACCACTACCTCCTCCATAGTAAGCACCACCACCTGATTGTACGCCAGTACCTATTGGCCCTTGGTTTCCACCACCTTGTGGCTGTCCTAAATTAGGATCAGAGTAACTACCGCCATACTGTTGCATACCTCCTGCAACACCAGAGTTATAGCTAGGGTCAAAAGCAGGTACATCGGATGCAGGAACTCCAGTTCCTATTGGCCCTTGGTCTCCATAACCCAATGTTTGTAGTAAAGCAGGATCAGCGTAACTGCCACCATACTCTCCCATATTTCCTGCAACACCAGAATTGTAGTAATATGGATTGCTAAGATCATCAGCACTACCAATTGGCGTACCTCTTGAAATATTAAGAGCAGGAACCCCAGTTCCTATTGGCCCTTGGTCACTACCGCCTTGTGATGGCATCTTACCTAATGTTTTACCAAATTTAGACTGAAACTCTTCAGGACTAAAGTACGTATTAGCCGCATCACCTGTAAGACCAAACGCAGATGAGTCTTGCATATACTGATTTGTCTTTGGGTCATAACTAAACGTAGGGAAAATAGAACTACCATCAGAACCAACCTGTGCATTTTGTTGAGCCATTTGGTTCATAAAGTCTACATTGGTTTGATATGGGTTTGGTTGTCCACCAATCTCAAAGCCACCACCAGTAACAGGGGGTATTCCTCCTGATGGTCTTAAAAAGTCAGCCGTTTCAATAGCTAGCACCGGAGAATCACTAGTAAATAACTGGCCTCTTGGTGACTTTGGTTGTCCTAAATTAGGATCAGAGAAAAGGCTAGGGTTGACATAACCACCCATGTTCTGATCAATGTTTCTTGTCAGTCCTTGTTTGTAGGCAGAGGTTTCTCTAAGGTTAGGCAAGCCTCTTCCACCAGTGTTACGTAGAGGCTGTTTAATAGTAGAGGATACTCCCATCCCTGCTTGTGTTGGTTGATTTCTTAAGGAAGATGTGGGCATACCATATCCCTGCCTTAAGTATTTAGAACTTAGGTCTCCTGCAAACATTGACATTAGTATGATCCTCCAGAAATAGTATCAGCGGTTATAGTGCCAGTGACATTTAAAGTAGTAGCTGTAACAGTTCCTGTAAACGTAGGACTAGCTGTGTTTGCTTTTGTTGCACTAGCTGTAGCAATGTTATTAAATTCAGAATCTATTTCTGTACCTTTAACAATTTTATTTGGGTCTCCTGAACTTAGAGAGTCCTTAGTTGCAAAGTTAGTTGTCTTTGTATAATTAGACATTAGATAAGTCTCCCTAGTAAAGCGTGTATGTCAATTTTTTGAATAGAAAAAGCAGAAGCATTTATCTCAGCTTCAATGCCAATAGTTACAACCTCTCCGTTACCACTTGTATTTACCTTTGGAGTATTTACAACTACAGATGCTGTATATTCCCCAGTTGTGTTGTATTCCGAAACTCCATATTCAGCAAGGGAGGACGAACCAAAAACAAAAGCTTGTTTAGTGTAACTTGAAGTATAGTCATAACCCCAGTTAAGAGTCGTAGGTGTGTTCTGTCCACCTACAATAGTTAAGTTAAACTTCTTTAAAAACTTAAGGTTTGATGTATTGCCAAAATCCATTGCATTGCTAAAGTATCTCATTTGGTATTTAGTAGCACCATCTAAATAAGAGGCATACTTAACAATTCCTGAGTCTATACCTATATAAAGTTCACCTGTTTCCTGTACGGAAAAAGACAAAGGATATAAAGCAGACCAAGTAGTTGCTCTGTTAGAACCATCCTGTAAAGTAGTTCGCATATCAAAACAATAAACTATGTTACTGTTTGGAAAAGTAAGTAAGTAAAAAGAATCTTCAGGGGAATATACAGATTTAATAGCATACGTTTGTAAAGGTATTAAAGCCAGTAAATCACTTCTTACATTCTTACTAATGTCTCTCATAGGTAGAGACTTTTCTTGTATTGTCCTACCAAAACTACGTACACCTGAATCAGATAGGAATATAATGTCCGTACCTGTTTGTTGTACAGAGTCACGAGCAATACAACCAACGCCCTCTATAGTGTCTGTAAGGGTCATAGAGGCAGGAGAGGATGCTCCTGAGTACACAAGTATAGACTTCTTACCAAAGATGATTAGGAAGCCATTGTGAGCCGCTAGTGCGACTATCTCATCAAAACCAGTAGGCCATACAGTAGTGATGTCTATTGACCCTGAAGAACCTCCTGACCATGCGTGTCCTATTAATAAATCAGACCAGTAGACAGTGTGTTTATTATTTGTAACATCCGCTACCCAAAGCCTACCAAATGCAGACAGGACTTCATTACCTTGTGGGGGTGTTCCTGTGGCGTGTGAGTGGCTTGAGAACTTCTCAAGGACTCCTGACCCACTTTCATCAGTATAGATTAGGGGTTCATGTCCTCTTTGGAATAAATAAGCATGGTTAGCTAATGACACAATCTTCCAATTATTTCCTGAAGGAGAATAACTAGAAGGTGTTATGTCCGTTAAAGTTGTAGTCCCTGAGAATATTTTATTGTTACCTGCGGATAGTACAACCTTATCACCTGAAGTATCAATATACTCATATATAGTCTCTATGCCACGGCTTGAGCCTAGAACGGATGAACCATTAGAACTAACAGTAGTCCAACCTTTCCTTGCACCTACTCTACCTAGCTTGTCTATTACACAGTTGTCTGCAATGGAAGCATAGGAAGGATCAATGCCAACAGGAGAATCCTGAGTATTTATACCCAAGAAAGCAGGTGCGGCTATAGTAAGGTTTTGTAGTTGTTGAGCCATTTAAGAATACCAGATGTTTTCTTCAGGATGTTGAGATGCATCTATAGCTATAGCATCCGCTAACGTATTGTCTGCTAAAGCAAACAACTCAGCCGCACTTGTTCCTCCTGTTTCCCCTCGCTCTCTTGCTCCCAATGCTGTAGCTAGTTGTATTACAGGAGAGGAAGGAACACCAAGTCTTTCTGTGTCCGTTGTGAAGTCTTCTGTACGCAACACTACGTTAAACCTTAACTGATAAACACCATCAGGCTTAGGGTAGACATCTACACCATTATCACCATTTGCATCTACACCGTTAAAGCTATAGAACTGAGGTGAGCCTAAAGGTGGAGTCTCTATTAAGAAAGCATTGTCCATCCAACGAGAACCACGGTACTGCATAAAGAAATCAGAGGTGTCATTAATGACATCCAACACTTTCATTCTGTTTTGTGAACCAGTTAGGATATAGTTAAAACTAGTAGTGTCTGTAGAGACTGTCAATGTGGTACGCAAAGCTGTCCAATCGTAGGAATCTTCCACTGTACGTTTTGCATCATTGACAAACTCTCCTATAAGTTTTGAATAGCTATTCTGTGAGACTGAAGATACTTCGTCCTCTCGTAGTCTCCGCAGTACACTATTAACAAGCTGTAAGTAAGTCATTATTATTCCTATGCGATTGTTGACTGAAACGTGGATTCAAAAGGGTCGCGGTATTCCACTTCCTCAAACTCTGGTAAATCTACACCCACTTGTGTTTTAAATTTAAAGAGATCATCAGAACCAGTACCTGCACCTGCGGCTAACAAAGCACCGCCTCCTGCTCCTCCTGCTCCTATGCCACCTAATGATATATTCTTGAGTATTCCTTCAAGTAAGTCTTTTAATGGCTGTAGAATGTAATCATCAAAGGCTCTACCCCCTGCTCGTAAGGTGTCCTCAATGGACGGCCCAATTTCCTCTAGGAACTCTTTGACAGGTTGCATGGCTTCCTCCATGCTTCCACCTACTGCACGTACTGCATCTTCAATAGGCTCACCGAAGGCTTCAACAGTTTCCTCAAGAGGATGTAAGTAATCATCATCAAACTCACTTCCTGCTTCACGTATTGTTTCCCAGTAAGGACGTACTGTGTCAGCTACACCAGACCCTGCTTCCTTTAGAACATTAAAGAGTTCCTCCGAACCTTCTAGTACACCACCTGCCATTAATTCTACAGCGTCTTTAATGGGCTGTAGGATAGCATCATCAAAGTCCCTACCTGCTTCACTGAGCCAATCGGGGACAATGTTACCTTCAAATGTACCATCCTCTCTAATGTACTGTGCAAAGCCTGAAAGTACAGCATCATCTAAGTCTTCACCATTAGCAACCTTACCTACTACGTTGGATAAAGCATCAGCAAAAACATCTTTATCCATTTCTAAAGCATCTAAAGACTGACCTAAAGAAGAGTCTGCGTTAGAAAGAATGTTATCAAGGTAACGGCTTGTTACTGTCTCAGCAATGGCTTGTGTAGGGTCTCCTGTAATAGCACCTTTAAGTAATGCATTGGTCTGAGCGTAAGTTAAATCAACACCACCTATTGATAAACCATGTCCTGCATCCTTAACACCATCCACCGTGCTAGGGGCTTTAGTGTACCCTGCTTTCTCAAGACCTGCACTAGCTAAACTAGCCCAATCCCCTGCGTGTAAAGTTTCCCCTGATACTCCTTTAGCGGCTGTTAGGATAGCTGTACCATAAGGAACAAACATAGCGGCAACTTGTAACACAGGATGATTTAATATGTTTTCAGCAGGTTCAAAGATAGTAGAGTATGTCCCCACTTCTCCGTAGGCTACATAGTTACCGTTTTTATCTCCTTCCGTCATTCCAAGAAGAGTATTAGTAGCGTCCCCTGATCCTGTAGTCAAGTAATACTTTTTACCTTCTACTTCTTTATATAGAGGTATATTGTTGTCCTGTATGTAGGAAACAAGTTTATCTGCTTGTCCTTGTAATGCAGGGTCTTTTACGCCACTATATCCTGCTCTAGCAAAATCAGCAGGGTCATAGTTATTATAATTATGTGTCTGTGCTGTCTCTTCTTTTTGAGACTCAGTTTCCGCAAAGACATTAGCATAGTTAGCCAATGCTTCCTCTGCACTATCATACGTAGCCGCTGTTCCATAGTCAGGTGTGCTAATAGAAGGAAGACCTGAAGTCCCTGTAGTGCCTGTAGTACCTGAAGCCTTTGGTGTAGGGACATGGAAATACTGTATAACTTTTCCACTGCTATCTGTTTGTGCTTTATTATAGTAATCTGTTTTAACAGGACTATATAAAGGAGGCGTAGTCGGTTTAGGTGCAGTTTCTTTAGGCTGTTCACTGCTTTGACGAGGAGGGTCTGTATACAACGAAGGATCGACACCCGATGAAACAGGAGTTTGTGTTTGTTCTTTCTGTTGTCCTGCTCCTCCTAAGTAATCAGAGAAAAGACTATTAGTCGTTCTTTTAGGGTCTAACACAACAGCAGGTTTAGGTACTATTGGTGCTTCATTTCTTTTAGGCGCTACTTGTCCTAAATGTGGATCAGAGAACAAAGAGGACTGTGGCTTTTTAGGTGCTACAGTAGTCTTAGGTGCTACAGTAGTCTTAGGTGCTACAGTAGTCTTAGGTGCTACGGTAGTCTTAGGTGCTACAGTAGTCTTAGGTGCTACGGTAGTCTTAGGTGCTACGGTAGTCTTAGGTCTATTATCCCTTAAAGGAACATCTATAGAACTAGGAAAGATGTCTTCCTTTCTAAAACTAGAAATCATTTTCCAACCCCTTTAATTCTTTCTAAGGAACGCATTGTTCCAAGACCTAACATTCCCATAAGAACTGGTAACATAACTGAAGTATCAGCCTGTGGTATAACAAAACCAAAACCTGCGGCTAGTGGAGAGACTAGAAAGTTGACACCAAAACCTAAGACACAAACCCATCCAGTAGCAGGTCTCCAACCAGACTGAAACCAATTACCTTTGGCTTCCTCTTGGTTAGTCTCTATTTGAGCAAGAGCAATTTCCTGCGCCTGTCTAGTTGCAAGAGTAGCTATTTCATGTGCTAAGATTGCTTTTTGATCTTTGTCTTCAATAAATTTATCCAACAAAGAAGTAACAGGGGCTATCAAACTAGCTAAGATACTCATATTATTATACCAGATTTTTAGTCAAAAGTCAAGCTATTTCTTGTTCTTTCTACTCTGTACTATTTTTTGTACAGTCTCAGATTCATATATTCTAATACCTAACCATACTATAGTAAACAATGATGCTGTAGGTGGCAACCAAGCGGCTAATGAAAAAATCCCTGTTGATGCCGCAAGTACATCCAATGTATCTTTTGATTGTTCGTCTAACATCTTTAACATCCTTTATTTACTTTTTATTTAATGGAACAGTAGTCACTGCCCTAAGCACAACAATACACCCTGCAATCACAGAACCTATGACCGCTTGACCTGCTTGGCTAACTGGTAGAAAACCAATGTATCCTTGTAAGAGCGAGAGTACAGCCAGTGCAATACTAAACTGTACCGTCTTTGATTTAAGTGCTTGCTTAATTTGTTCCATTACGCTGTGTATCCGTTACCTGCAACAATCGCGGCATCTGCGTCTGTGAAATCTTCATCGCCCCAATCGTCTTTAGCAACCATCAACTCTAGGTGCTGTACGTTTCTATCAACACAATCCTGACGGTCTTCGGCATCAGCATCAGCCATAGAGTCTCCTGCGATTACGTCTGTAATAAGACTAATGCTGTGTCCCATTGCTGTGTAATCGGATGCTAGTTCTTCGGTTGTTCTATCTTCGCTCATGGTTATTTATCCTTCTAGGGTTGTGATTCTTGCGGTTAATGCTTCAATCAAGGCTTGTTGTTCTTGGATGGCTTTGACTAGAATTGGTACGAACTTGCTGTACTGTAGACCCATCTGCTTGCCGTCACCTGTGTGGCTAGAGATTAGGTTAGTTTTACTGCTCTTGTTATATCCTGCCGCTATTTCTAGGGCTTCTACTTCTTGTGCTTTAAAGCCTATGTCCAACCAATCTTCTTTGTGGGTTCCATCTGGAATTTGTGCGGCTAAATCATAATCATCAGCAGTCTTATCGCCATACTTAGAACGCTTGTCCCACTTGTAGGTTACAGGCTGTAGGTCTTTAACAAAGTCCAAACCAAGGTCTAGGGCTGTGAAGTCTGTCTTATCTCTTGCATCAGAGGCTACTATCCAATCTACTTGCACGTGGGCGGAGGTAATGTTTTCATCGCCTAAAACAAGTTGATTTGAACCAGTAGTTTGGTTACCTCCGGGACTTCCTGTGCGTCCTGCATCATGGCCTACGAAAAGGTTATTAGAGCCACTTGTCACGGCAAGACCCGCCGCCGGACCTACAGCCGTATTGTTCGTACCTGTGCAAACTTGTAGAGCAACATACCCAACACCTACATTATTATCTCCACAGTTTCCAGAAAGTGCTTCAAGTCCAACGCCCACATTATTATTTCCATCATCAGTTTGATCACCTGCAAGCGCGCCCACAAATGTGTTTGACTGGCCTGTGGTGATTGCACTACCTGCATTTCGTCCTATACCTGTATTAGAATCCGCTGTTGTTGCAGAACTTAAAGCCTCTCTA